TCCCAACGTGATTGATAAACTCCAATCATATTATACAGGGCTAATTTTGTTTCGTTGTCCGTGCAATTGGTAGCGATATCTAGCAATTGCTTGGTATCGTCTATGTTTACTTGCATCAATTGTTGTAGTTGTTGTTGCTTCATTTTTCTAATTTTTATTTATTGATATTATGATGAAATGATAAATTCAATGTAGGGTTATTATTTGAGTAGTTCGTAGCTATCATTAACGACTCAAATAATGATACATTAGTAGCTAAAACAATAGTTTCTAAATTTCCAATTTTTGCAATTGTTGTGTAGTTCTTCATTTGTATAAATAGTTTAATTCACGCCGTCCGCTGTGGCTCGGCTACGCCTCGAAGGTACGACAGTGAATGTAAATTTAATGTTAAGAAAAACGGTGTAATGTTATGTTAATGTTAAGAGGGGACTACGCAATGTTAACTCAATGTTAACCCGTAGCTTAAATTAGTACAAAATACCTAGAAAAAAAGGTATAAAATTTTTGGTAGTCTCAGATTTTTTTTACTGACCGGCAGATTTGATTGGTTCTCTGAAGCTAACCACTCGGAGGGGGGCAGGTGATTTTAGAGATGCAACCCAAAGAATTCCAAAACGAAGGTTTGGAACTTTGTATTATAATAGATACTATTATAATAATAGTAATAGAGTAAAGTAATACCATTATTATAATACTCTCTCTTTTATTAGAGAGAGTATACTATTTATTAGTTTATACTATTAGTATAAAGGGGTTGTTTAGTTATGAATTAAACATTCTTTATTGTATATTTGGGTAAACGGATGTTATGAATCAGAAGGAGTTAATACTAGAGTTAGCAGGGAGGAACTCTGTGCCTAGGGGAGAATTGAGAGATGCGATGTTTGCTTTTCACAACAGTATGGTGGGCAAGAGTAGTTATATGCGCAGGTTAGAAAACCCTAAGACGAGTTGTGGTAGTTGTGTACAGCGTGTATTGAAGAATGTGATGAAGTGGTATCATAAGGATGCTAACGCACCTGTTTATGATGAGATAGAGTTCACGGGAAAGTTAGGGTTAAACAACATCCCTGTATACAGACGTAAATAGAAGGCTTGTATGGCAATTAAAAAAGACAATAAGGGTAATATAGTCAAAGGGAGGGGAAGTGAGCTTACAGAGCTTCAGAAGACCTTTCTAGAGCGTATTACGAACGAGGGTATAGAGAGCGGAAGTAAGATAGCCCGTGAATTAGGATATACGAACTATTATCGGGACAGGAGAAAGGACGGTACGGCTTTCCACAGGGAGATGATAAAATTCGTGAATCAGGAGACCAAGAGTGTAGAAGCAGCGAAGGGTACGAACCTAGGGAAGTTGATTAGCATTCGGGATATGGCCTTGGCCAATGGAGATATGAAGGTAGCTATGGATGCTATTCGTATCATCAACGATATGCAGGGGTACAAGGCACCTACGAAGGTAGAGCAAACGAAGATTGACATTACCGCTACTATCGACCTCACTAAACAACCTGACGAAGAGAATTTATTAGACATCGACTACGAGGATGCAGATTAAGCTATACAATCCCACTGAGCCACAGAAGGACTTTTACAGGCTCGTCCACGAGGACTGTCCATTTATCTCTGTGCTTGTTGCAGGGCGACAGACGGGTAAGACTTTCTTTATGCAGAACGATGCGTTTATGCGTGCTTTAAATACGCCTAAGCAGCGAATCTTTTGGGTATCTCCTATCCAAGACCAAGCGAACAAGGTGATGAAAGATATAGAGGGTATGTTTAGCGGTAGGACTGAGGTATTCCAAAAGATTATAAAAAGGTTTGACAGGAAGTCTAATGAGATGTATTTATACAACGGGAGCTTTATTAAGTTTCGTTCTGCTGATAGTGGCGATAACTTGCGTGGTGCCACTCTTGATTTTATCTACATTGATGAGGCCGCGTATATGAAGCTCGACTTTATCAACGAGGTATTGCTACCTATGGTCACAAGGACGAAGGGTAGGGTTGTAGCGGCAAGTACCTTCAACGGTCCGAATTGGTTTTTTGAGTGGTACAAAGAAGGGCAGCTCAAGGAGAATTGGGAGCAGATGAAAAGCATCAAGCGTACCTATCTAGATTTGAAAGACCCTGCGGTGAGTGATACTGTACTCGGTATCAAGAAGAGTATGACCAAGGCACAGTTTGACCAAGAGTTCTTATGTAAGCCTATCAGTAGTAATGCGTTGTTCAGTAACATTGACGAGTGCGTAAGCACTCAGCTAAACACCCCTTACGAGAGGGTTTACATTGGTATGGACATTGGGGTAGCACAGGATTATACGGTACTCACAGCGTTGGACGAGAACTTCAAAATTATTGACATAGACCGATTCAACTACAAGGAAGAAGGTATGGACAACGAGGAGTTTAAGGAACGCATCAAGAATTTTTACCTAAAGCACGATGAGGACGAGAAGCTCAGTGCGGCCTACTTCGAGGTGAACAACAACGATTTGTTATTTGACGAGCTGTCGGAAGACGATAGGCTGTATAAGATGATTCCGTTTACTACCTCAGCGAAAACCAAGCCCATCATCATCAAGAACCTTATCAAGCTGTTTGACGATAAGACGATAACCATTCCAGACAATCAAGAGCTGATAAAAGAGCTGTACGACTTTAGGAGCAAGCGTAACCCCATCACAGGGAACTTGCAGTTCAGCAACACTGATGGGAAGCACGATGATATGGTAATGAGTTTAGCGATAGCCGCCTACTGCGCCAAAGAAGAGCAGGACGGGGGCGTAACAATGTTCTTATGATTTCACTACGCACACATATAGAGATAAGTAAAAATACTCAGTCGGAAGATAACGTGTATGAGTTTATTAAGTCTTTAGACCTAAAAGATAGAATAGACCTAATGCGTAATTCAGAGCAGGTGTATCCGCTAACACAGGATTTAAGACCTAGTATTAAATACCTAGAGGACTTTAAGGTGTACGACAATGTAATGGACTTGCACCTTGGGCAGTTTATTATGCTAGAGCAGGTGATTACCTCTAACGAAAAGTACAAGTACAAGGTAGACAACGACCTTGACATCGCTAAGCTAATCATCCGACCTAAACACCAAAAGGATTTTGACAACGAGGACCAAGAGTCCGAGGAAAAGAACTTAGAAAACATACTAGACTCTAACGTTACTGATGTGTACGGGTGCATCAACAAGTTTATGGAGGACAGGGAGTATGTGTTGTTTAAGCAGTTCTCAGGAGTGTTTTACAATGTGAAGGACTACGACGAGGAAGATGAAGAGGAAAAGCAAGCCCTTGTAGGAGAAGACCTGTTTCACAACCAATGGTATTGGTACAACATTGTAAGGACACTCGCACAAGAGGATATACTACGCTACGAGCAGATATATATGCTGAAGATGAGTGTGGTACTTCCTGAGATGAGCTTTATCGCACAGCGCAGCAAGATAGAGAAAGCGAGGAACAAGCGTATGGAGGCGATGCATAAATTGTAAATTCAATAAAGATATTATGACTAATTTATCAGGCTTTTATGATGTGGTCAAAGGTTTTGCTACAGACCACAGTATGATTAATCAGTTCCTATTCGTAGGGTCTGAAGAAGAAATTGAAGCTGTTGAGTTTGACTACAGAACTTTTATTATGATTCCATCTTCGTCTAATATATCTAGAGAACTCAGCAGACCCATATATACACTCAGTTTTGATTGCATCATTATAGATAAATATCCTTACCACGAGGAAAAAGCTATGATGAAGGTTATCGAGGAAAATATGTTTGTAGCAGGTCAGTTTCAAGACTTCTTAATTCAAAGCGACGAAAATGTAGAGATAGGAGAAGCGGAGATTGGTAGCTTAGGGAACGATGATTACAATGTGTCTACGGTATTGTTTACTGTAGATGTTAGCTTTGCTAGAAGTCCTTATACTAAAAGCATCATAGGTTGATAACTAGGCAACAGCAAATACAAAACCTTAGAAAGTACATTGTCGAGGAAATTCAAAATGTCGGTCTGAAAAGGACGATAATCACGGCACTAAAAAAGAACAACCAAGACGTTACAGGGAAACTTGTAAATCAAATACTAAATATTAACTACCGAAAGAGTGGTAGGTATTTGCAGTTAAAGTCTCAATGGAATGGAAACATTGGACTATTATACGACATTAGGGTAAACGTACTGCTTCCTTGGGGTGAGTACGGTGCAAAGTTAGATATCGTAGAAGGTAGGAAGGACAAGGCAAAGGGTAGGATGAAACCTAACCACAACGATATATATCAGTGGATTCTGAGAAAGGGATTGTTTAAAACAGGATTCTACAGACAAAAGAAAAGATTACAATCAGGAACAAAGACATATGTATATCCGCTAACTAGAGACAGCTACAGAAAATCAGTAGCTTACAGGATAGCAAAAAATATACGAGAGGAAAACCAATTAGAAACTAGAAACCCGTATTCAGCAGAGCTAGGTATAAAACTAGAGTTTGCAGTGATGACAGCATTTAGAAGATTTCAAGAAGAGTGGCAATTAGATTATCTAAATGATTTCGTAGTGAATTTCGGTAAATCAAAATAAAATGGCAAAGAAAGATGGCTTAGCTGAGTTTAGAGCTAGTATAAACGAAGCAAATAAGAAGTTTGCAGAACTCACCAATGAGATAATCAAACTCCAGAAAAATGGTAAGACTGCAGAGGAGATAGCAAACAAGCTCGGTGGCTCTATAGACTTAGCGGGTAAAAAGTTTAAGGCTACTACCGCTCAGATTCGCGCGCATCAAAATGGGTTACAAAAAAATAGCGAGGCTTACAAGCAAGCGACTAACGAGATAAAGGGACTTAACTCAGGAATGACCAACTTGGACAATGTGTTCAAGAGAGCTACCAAAACACAAGGTACGTTTGGTTCAGAGTTTAGAAAACAATTCTCAGGAGCATCGCTAGGCAAGGCCACGGGTAACCTTATCAAGTATGTTGGTGCTTTTAAATTATTTAATACGGTAATTAACCTTGTTAAGAATACCACTGTTGCGGCAGCAAAAGCAAACATTGAATACGAAGCAGAGCTTGCAAAGCTAGAAGCAGTTACAGGTGCTACAAGCGGTGAGATGGAAATGCTTAGTGAGAACATCCTTGACGTAGCAGGTAACACAACATTCACCTCTTCTGAAATCGTAAAGCTACAAACCTCTCTAGGTAAGTTAGGTTTTAGCACACAAGAAATTGTTGACTCTACACAAGCTATTGCAAACGTTGCTCAGGCTCTTGGTGAAGATGCAGCTCCCGTAGCAGAAAAGGTAGGTCAGATTCTTAATCAGTTCAACCTCACTGCAGCAGAGTCTGTAATGGTGGGTGATGTACTTGTTACAACTATTAACAACTCGGCACTATC